GTACCTGGTAGGCTATGAGAACGGCAGAACGGACACAAGCAGACATATGCACCAGCTCTATGATTACGGATACAAGAACGGCAAGGCCGATGCGCTTGCTGAGATTCCGGAGATCGACACGAAGACTTTCAGAGAACTTGAAATGCTTTGCAAGGAGAAAACATCATGACACGAGACGAGGCGATAGCGTGGCTGACCGAAGAGAAAAAAGCACGAACAATATTGGAAACAGAGAGCCATATTACACAAGCACTTGGCATGGCGCTCGATGCCCTCAAAGCCGAAGCGGTTCGGGTAGAGATAGTTTCCTGCAAGGACTGCAAACACTGGAGAGAATGGGAGAACGGTACAGGTCACTGCGGTCGGTCGGAGAACCCGCACTTCTGGTTCGGGTCGGATGCGGATGATTTCTGTTCGTTCGGGGAAAGGAGAGAGCCATGACAAGGGATGAATGTATAAATGAGTTGGGTGAGTGGTTAGAGCAAATGATACAGCATGGTGTTCCAAGCCATTCGGCAAAACGCAAGGCACTCGCTACAGCGATAGCACTATTATCAGCCGAAAGCGAGCAGACAGTATATTGCATGGACTGTGAAAAGTCAGTGCCACTTGATGAACACGGAGCGTTATGGTATTGCAACGCACACGACAGGACTACGTTAAGGCATAGTTACTGCAACAATGGCGAACGCAAAGGCGGTGAGGAAGAATGACAAGGGAAGAAGCAATACGGATTATTGAATACACATTTCAAGATGCTTATGTGAATAAATATTATGATTCGGTGACACATCAAGCGTTAAACATGGCAATAGAAGCACTATCCAAGCCAATTAATTGTGTCAAGTGCAAGCACTATTACGAAACAGAAGATGACACAGACGTACACGGACAATGCAGAATGGACACGGCACACACCGACCTTATTAGCAGAGCCGATGCCGAGCCGAAATGGAATTGTACCGCTAATTTTGTGGCAGAACAGTTAGAAAGATTGAGGAATATGACAGACGAGGAAAGGTGGAATTTCTTTATAAAGTTTTTCAGCCTACAAGCCGATGCCGTACAGAGATGGATTCCGTTCAAGAAACGTCCTCTGACGGACGAAGAAAAAGAAGAATATCCCGATTGGGCATACATATTTGATTGTCCGTTACCCGAAGATGAAGAAGAAATTTTACTGACCAATGGTGTTCATGTATGGACAGACACGTTTATCAACGATGGAGAGTGCTATCTTGATGGCGGTGACGATATTGACGATGATATGGCATGGATGCCACTCCCAACCCCATACAAAGGCGGTGATACAGAATGACAAGACTAATAGACGCTGACGCATTATTGCAGACGCTAAATGACGAGGATGTGCCGTATGATGCCGATGTTAATTATTTCATCATGAACGCACCGACTATAGATGTTGTTCCGAGAAGCCTTTACGAAAAGTTACTGACAAAACATACACAGACCGACCTAATCAGCCGAGCCGATGCGATTGAGGCGGTGCATAAAGTAACGATAGACTTATTACAAGATAGGTGTATGCCGATAGGGTGTGCAACAGATTTCACGGATGCGATTAGAGAATTACCATCCGCACTCCCATCGGCAGAGGCGAAGGAAGGTGATAACAATGAGCGTTAGCAAATGGGCGTATACGCCAGAGAAATGTGACGGAGATTATTGTCCTGGAGATTGCGATCTGTGCAGAAAGGCTGACGAAGATGACGAATAGCAAACAGAAAGGGAAACGCGGAGAATTGGAATGCGCCAGCGTGTTAAGAGAACTTGGCTTTGATTCCGTCAGAAGGAGCGTGCAGTATAACGGCAAGGGCGACGGCCTCGCCGACCTCATCGGGATCGACGGCGTGCATATCGAAGTGAAACGCGACGAGCATTTGAACATCTACGACGCCATGGATCAGGCCAAAGGTGACGCGAAGGAAGGCGAAACCCCTGTTGTTATCTTCCGGAAGAACAACAAGAAATGGCTTGTTGCACAGCAGATTGAAGACTGGGCGAAAAGAGAACTTGTTTATCAGGAGAAAGAATGAACTGGAAGCCGTTTGATATAAAATCTTTCCTCAAGGCCTCAAGGCACTGGAAAGAAGATAAGGCCAGACTGGAGCAGGAGCTTAAAGATATATCCTATCTGCCCTCAATGGAGAATGAATCTGGAGTGCGCAGCGGGAAGATATCGGAGCTTCCTGCGCAGCTTGCCCTCAGGGGGCTGAAAATACAGGCAGAGATCGAAGAAATCCTGCTCTGTGAGGAAATGCTCAAGTACGCGCTTTCCAAGCTCACAGAGGACGAAAAAAGCCTTGTCGACGGCTTCTTTTATCCGCACCAAAGCATAGGCGTTTTCGTAGAGGAATACGGCAAATCCCACGGACTGAGTAAAAACCTCGTCTATGCTGAGAGAAACAGAACACTTGAAAAATTAAGAATGCTTATTGAAGCAGAATACTACGGAGAAGAGGAATGAGTATACACCAGCTAAATATATACGGCAAAGACAAAGTGCAGGTCGCGATCGAAAGATTCCAGACGTTTGAGCCTCCGGAAGGTTACTTCCTCGCTTTCAGCGGTGGGAAGGATTCGTCTGTTATCAAAGCGCTTGCAGATATGGCCGGCGTGAAGTACGAAGCGCATTATCAGCTTACTTCCGTCGACCCGCCGGAACTTGTTCAATTCGTGAAATCTTTTTATGACGTCATTATTGACCGGCCGAAGTATCCGGAGAATTATAAAAATCCAAAGCTTGCAGGCAAGCAGATAACCATGTGGAATCTTATCCCGGAAAAGAAAATGCCGCCGACAAGACTTGTACGTTATTGCTGTGAGTCGCTGAAAGAATCGGCAGGCTCTGGAAGGTTCGTTGTGACCGGCGTCAGGTGGCAGGAATCCACGAAAAGAAAATCAAGGGGGGGTTGGAAACTGCAGAGAAAAAATCCTACCACATGGAGAATCACGATCCGGACAATCCGGATCAGCAGATGATACATCGATGTCAGACATATGCAAGACGGCATTTGAACCCGATCATAGATTGGACTACCGCTGAAGTGTGGGAATTTATCCACGAATACAATGTGCCTTATTGCAAACTGTATGACGAAGGATATAAACGCCTTGGCTGTATCGGCTGCCCGATGGGATCAGTAACCGCGCGAATAAGAGAATTCGAGCGATATCCCAAATATGCGGAAGCCTATAAAAGAGCCTTCCAGAGGATGATTGAAGTCCGAGATGGGGGGGTATCGACAGGACTGCAGAACCGGAGCGGAGCAGCTCCAAAAGTATATCACAATCCCATAAAGACCGGCCGGGAACTGTTCCATTATTGGCTGATGGGCAACATAGAGCAACGCTTGAAGTTATAGACAAAAAGATTGTTCCGGTCGTTAATTGGGATTCCGGAGAAGATGTTTACGAATGGTGGATAAAATGACTAAACCAATAACTTTTAATTATCAGGATTATCTAAAAGCCCTGGAACGCATAAAAGAGCTTGAAGAAGAAGTTGAGCATTGGAAGGATATAGCCAATACCCAGCGCATCAGGCTCAGGATACTTGAAGCAGACAAAAGCCCGGAATGATCCGGGCTTGCTTTATTTCTGATTGTCGAATAATTCTCTTAACCACTCGCGGTTATTCTGGCCTTTGCTCTGTGCTGCCTTGATTGATTTTATTATATCCGCGTCGTCCTCTTTTCGTAATCTGACATTGAATTGCATATATGTTTTTTCGTCATATCTCGCGTTTGCTTCGCGCTTTGCTTCTGATACTGCCATTTGTCCACCTCCTGGAACCATTATACACGCTACACTATAACCCCGCAAGGCCTAATAATAATTCTCTCATGATCCAGACCCATAACGCCAACGTTCCCACTGTCAGGACGAATGTACCGAACTTGTTAAGATTGAGTTTATATGTTTTCATTTTGCTTTCTCCTTGTTATAATTCCCCTTGAAAGAGAATTGTCCTCTCTTTCGCTAGTGATAATCGTGAGAAGGCCCCGAAAGGGGCTTTCCCCTTAGCTGAAGTTAAATCTCATCGTCGTTGTTGTCTTGCTGTACTTGTCCGCGATCTCCGGATGATCCAGCTTTAATAATTTCGTGTCCAGGCGGCTTGTTGTTACTTCCTTGTAGGTCGCCTTGTGTTCGTTCCCCTGCAGGACTTCCTTGCCGGATGCCTGCATATACTGTTTTAACTCTTCCTGCAGCTCGTTCACTGCCTCGTTGATCTCGTTCTGCATGGCTTTCATCTCCGCAAGCTCTTTCATGATCTCGTTGTAATTGTTCGCGTTACACATTTTTTTATTCCTCCTTGTTATTTACCTATTGCCCAATTAACGTATTCGCTCCCAAGCCCCAGAATTGTTAATATCTCGAATGCTCCTTCGGCCTGCTCGTTATAATCCCGGCCGTCGTATGTTTCGCGCTCTGCAAGATGCTCAAGCTCCAGCATCTTCTTGAATAATTCCGTTTTCTTCTCGTTTGTCATTTCCTTGTTCTCCTTTCACTGCTTACGCTTCCCGCGCTGCCTGCAGTAATGTTTCTAATGCTTTGACTTCTGCCCAGGCCGCTGCGCGTTTGCCTTTTTCCCTTCCGGCTGATCGCGTGACCCCAACGGTTCGCGCTACGTGTGCATCTATGCGCTTTTTTGATTTTTCTTTGTAGCTCATAATTTTTCCTCCGTGTAATATCTCTCCAGGTGTTCGCTCCCTGTGTGATCCGTGTACGTGATTGCGATTTCGTCGGCGTGTTCCGCTGCGTATGCGTCCGCCTTGTCGTAACCCTTTATCAGGATCTCCCGGCCGTCCTTGAATGTGATTACTGTATATTTATCTTTGCCCTTTAACATCGTTTCGCCCTCCGCTACTTGTTCATGCTCCGCCATTCCAGCCAGGAACCGGCCGCGCATATTACCATAACTATTGCAATTGCGATCCATTCGCCCATTGTTAACGCTTCCATGATTTAGCCTCCTTTTGTGGTTTTGCCTGGGTCTTAGTACAAGCACACAACGCCGGCGCTCGTTTCGGTGTATCCGTCAAAACTCAGGTCACGAGCAAAAGCCGCATAGTCGAAGTATCTTTGTGCGATCTCCGGCAGGTCGTAACATTCTTCCACTAATTCGTATGCTACTTCCTCGAGTGTCATTCCCGGCCAGAATGTCGCGTCTTCGGCTCTTTCGATTGCATCCCAGATCGTGCCGCCTTCGGCCTCCAGGATCGCCGCGATCAATTCGGCGTCTACGCTCTCCAGCTCTTCGGCCTGTTCGTTCAGGTCTTCGATGTTGTCATATTCGCCGACCTCAAGCCCTGCGAAATCTGTTTCATAATCAGTTATAAACATTTCTTCGTATTCGTCATTGATTCCGATCCGGTCGTAAACTTCTTCCAGGTTCGAGCATGGCAGCGAAACCCACTCGCCTATTAATTCGCCTTCGTTGTACTTTCCAAGATTCGTGATGTAGATGTTCAGCATTTTATGTTCCTCCTTTTTTTACACTGTAGCGTGTCTGTAAGTTTTTAGCGGCGGCCTGTTTGCCTTCCGCGACTATAAGATAACACACTACACTGTAGCGTGTCAACACTTTTTTATAAAATTTTTTCAACTTTTTTTCTAAAATGCTTGAAAGCCTTGGGGCGCAAGGGTTTGCGGGATTAAAAATTTTTCGTGCATGGGAGAAATTCGGGAATTTCCCAGAAAAAAATGCGGTATAATAATAGTGTGGAATGTTGGCCAAGTGTGCCGGCGTTCCTTTTTATTTAGACACGAAACGCCGCCGGCGATCTGGAATTGCTGCAGCGCTTCCGGTTTCCTGGTAGCTTTTCGGCGTTGAGTGTTTCCGCAAGCGTTAGCGCGCGAGCTGGTGCCGATCCCGGGCGGGTTCCGGATACCTGGAGGAAAAAACGCGCCTTTTAAGAAATGGGCGTACGCTTCCGGGGGATAACATCAAAAGGAAATAAAACGACGCCGGCGGGGCGATCTGGTGCCTATACGCGCGTAATATAAGGAAGGGAGGCCGGCGCAATATGGCAAGGCCGAAAAACACAAAGAATTGCGGCCGGTTCTCAGGTGGCCCCGGATCACGAAACACCGGAACAATTGAAAGCTACAACCAGCAGTATAAACAAGAGTTAGACGGTTACAAGGCTTTTGCTGCTGCAAGGCGATCCAGACGAAAGCACACGCAGGAAAATGTTTTAATGCTATATGAAAGGGCAAAAGAATATTTTCAGCTGTGCGAGGATCAGCGGCGCCCGGCAACTATAGCCGGTCTGCAGCTGGCATTAAACATAGATCGCGAAACCTGGAGACGCGCGAACGCGGGAGAACTGGACTATTTATTAGAAGAATATGTTACACTCAATAACGTTACTGACGACAAAATAACTTTAATAGACGGTTTACCTTATCATTTGACAACTGACAAGGAAACCGGGGAAATTAAGCAGGTGCTACTTGTTCCGTATAGTGCTTTGTTGGAAAAAACTTCCATGATGATACAAGACCAATTAGAGCGAAATTGTTACACCAACAAAGGAAATCCAGCCGGTTCTATATTCTCATTAAAGGCACAATTCCAATGGAGAGAAGAAGAACAACCACAACATATAGTGCAGAACTTAGTGGTAGCCGATCCGGAGCAGGTAAAAAAGGCCGCAAAAATGCTCACAGGCCTTGATACATAAGGGTTTGCTAATATTTACCAGTATTCCGAAAATGACGATTATGGGAATAGTTGAGCCCATCCCCCGCCCTGCAGATAGAAGGACACAGAAAAAAAGAGAGAGAAAATAAGGGTAGGATTTTGGAGCGGGGGTAGGTTGAAGCGGGGAGAAATGAAGCGGGGCGAGGACTGAAGCGGATACTCGATACCGTTTTCCGTTTCCGGAATAGATCGCTGCCAGAAAATTCATTCCCCAATCGGCGGCGGCGCGCGTAGAGAGAAAGGGGTGGGGGCAGTATCTCGCGCAGACTCACTCAATAAAAATAATTTCCACATAAAAAGCACCGACTTATGTAAACCACTAAAATGGCTCTGTTGAGCGATTTTTTAATTTAAGGTATCAAAATTTCCCGAAGGAACACTTTCGGGAAGAGGATTATGGTAAACCTATCCCCCGATTTATAGGGGGCCATTTTGATATTAAGAGGGAAAAAATTTTTTGAGATATAAAAAGGCCATGTTCTGCATAGCATGATATAAACTCCTTAAAAACCCATGGGGGAGGGGCTACAATACTCCCCTTACATGGGAGGCAGTGCTACGAGAAGCCCGAAAGGTCGAGCCGGTGCAAGTCCGGCGCCTCCCGACTCACCGTTCCTCCTTGGAGGGAGTGGTTGATTGGCGTCTTAACAAACTGCGAAACATAACAGAAAGGAGAATCTCACTAGATTCTTACCCTCTGAGGGGGAACAGCCATGGCGAGAGGAAGGCCGAGGAAGAACGCTGAACAGGAAGCATACACGAAGCTTGTTCAGGGATCATACAAAGCGTACTGTCTGTACGTGCATAACATGGACTTCTTTGCGAACGGCAACGCGAAGGAAGAGGACCTGAAGTGGAAGCCTTCTCGTTTCCATCAGGACCTGTGCGACCGGGTGCAGGCGTTCATCGAGAGGCCTACCGACAAGGCGTTCGAGATAATGATAATCAATACGCCTCCGCAGCATGGCAAGTCCACTACCATTACCGAGACATTGCTGTCATGGTACATCATGAAGCATCCGGACGAATCCGTGATACAGGTATCGTATGGGGATGACCTTGCTGAGAGGTTCGGCAAGCGTAATCTTGAGAAAGTGCGTGAACACGGAAACATCTTCGGCGTGGAAGTAGACCCTAAGAAAGCGACTTCGAGGGAATTCCAGATACTGAACCGCAAAGGGCGGGTTATCTCCAAAGGTATCGGAAGCGGCCTTACCGGCCATTCCGGACATCTTATCGTGATAGATGACCCGATAAAGAACCGCGAACAGGCGGATTCTGAGCGGACGAGGGAAGCGGTATGGAGCGAATTCACGGATTCCATACTGACACGTACCCAGGCAGGTTCAAAGATAGTGCTTATCATGACCCGCTGGCACGAAGACGATTTAGCCGGGCGTATTTTGCAGCAGATGGCTGACGTCACGACTTATGTGAATTACGAATGCGAATGCGAATCGGAAGGCGATCCGCTGGGCAGGCGCAGAAGAAGCGAAGACGACAAAGGCAACGTGATAATGGGCGAGGCGCTGTGCCCTGAGATAGGAAAAGGCGACGCATGGCTTGCGCAGTTCAAGAGCGCTTACATCTCCGAGAAGGGGCGCAGGTCATGGGAAGCACTCTACCAGGGCCATCCTACGATACAGGAAGGCAACATCCTGAAGAAGGAATGGTGGCAGAAATACGACGTCGAGCAATATTACGAAGGCAAACTTAAATTCGACCAGATGATAATGTCGATAGACGCGACGTTCAAAGACCAGGAGAAAAACGACTATGTAGCCATCGAAGTATGGGGCAAAAGGGAGAATCGTTTCTATCTGGTAGACCTTGTGAACGAGCATCTCAGCTTTTCCAACACAGTACACAGGATAAGGCTGCTGGCGGCGAAACATCCGAAAGTAATCGGCATTTACATAGAAGACAAGGCAAACGGGCCTGCGATCATGGACACACTGAGGCATGAGATCGCGGGTCTTATTGCTGTGAAACCGGACGGAGCATCGAAGGAAGCGAGAGTGCAGTCCGTCCAGCCTCTTATCGAGGCGGGATGCGTGTTCCTTCCGAAGGATATGGAATTCACGCACAAATTCATCGAACAGTGCGCCAAGTTTCCGAATGCGAAACACGACGATATGGTTGACGCCATGTCGCAGGCATTGTTCAAGCTGCACTATTCAAGGCGCGGATGGGTGAGAAGAAAGGTCCGCGAGGCGTCCGGATGGACACTTCCGAGCGAAAAACCGAGGGAAAAGATAGATGTGGGGAGGACGATCCATGTTACTTAATGTGATAACAGTGATTTTGGTATTATATGCCATTGCAAGTCCGTATTTTTACGCCAGAGCGTTCAAATTCGGCATGAAAGTCATGGAGAAACCGGAAGAAGCGGCTGCAGAGCCGTTTTTTCATGTAACGGCGGGCAGGAAGAAGCCGAAAATGACACCTGAAGAGATGAGAACCACACAGATTCTCGCAAATATAGACGCCTACAACGGAACATCACTTGGACAAAAGGTAATCCGAAAGGATAGAGCGTAAATGGACAACAAATTCTGGAGAAGATACGAAAAAGGCAAAGATTACATCGATGGTAAGAACCTCATGAACCGCACGAATATGTGCTGGAACTTCTTTGTCGGCAAACAGTGGGAAGGAGTAGAGGCAGACGGCGAGGAATTGCCATTCTTCAACTACATCCATCCTAACGTAATGCGAAAAGTCACAACGATATACACGAACCGCATGGCCGTGAACTATTCCGACATGGACGGACGCACCGATCTGCAGCCGGTCTATGAAAAACTGTCGCAGATGTTCGCCGCCAAGTGGGAAAAGGCCAATGAGGACGTACTATGCCGAAAATCACTGAAGCATGGATGCGTCACAGGCGACGGACTTCAGTATTTCCCGACCGGGAACGTGGAGGATGTGCAGGTCCTGTTCAATACTGACGTATTATACGGCGATGAATCAGAGCCGAACATCCAAAGACAGCCTTACGTCATCATACAGGAGCGCAGAAACGTCGAAGAAGTCAAGAAAATGGCGCTCGAAAACGGAATCGACGAGGAAGAAGTCGCACTGATAGTGCCTGACGATGACACAGACTACACTCTGGGCAACATAGACGAGGTGCAGAATGCAGATTCTTCCAATGCGAACAAGGTAACCATGATAACTCACTTCGAAAAGAAGCGTGAAATGGTCACTGAGATGCGCTGGACAGAGGATGAAGAGGGCAACAGGACCGGCGCACTCGTGGAAATAGGCGAAAGGGAAGTCGTTTACGTCGCAAAATGCACAAGAACGGCGATGGTAGAGGAAGAAAGGCCTATCAAAGGCGAACCGAGCGCCATCGAGGCGGCAAACGGCCGTCCGGGCAGGGCGCTTTCCCTTTATCCGATCATAAAATTCAGTTGGGAAGAGTATCCAAACGACGCAAGAGGCGTTTCACAGGTAGAAGGACTCATTCCTAACCAGATTTTAATCAATAAAACACTGGCAAGACGTTCAATGACGACGAAAAACACGGCCTATCCGAGAATGGCGTACAGCTCACAGTTCGTACAGAACCCGGAAGACCTTATGAAAGTCGGAATGCCTATCGAAGTATCCGGCGCAGATGCGATGTCGGTCAATCAGGCCGTTTCCTACCTCAATCCGGCACAGTCGAACGACGAACCGAAACGTCTTACGGACGATTTGCTTGAAATAACACAGGAATTGTCCGGATCAGGCGATACCACGATGGGCAACATCGACCTGCAGAGAGTAGCTGCATCGGCTATCGTAGCGGTAAACGACCAGGCACAGTCCATGCACGACGATACAGTGGCAAATCTGCAGTTATTCGTCGAAGATATGGCGAATCTGTGGGTAGAGCTTTGGCAGGTATTCTCACCTAACGGCCTTACTGTAGTTTCAAAGCAGACAGTATCAGAGCCTGTCATTGATCCGATGACCGGCAGACCGCAGATTGACCCTGCGACAGGTATGCCGAAGATAGAAACACACGAAAGAGATGTTCCTGTCCAGATAACGGCAGAAGAGCTTGACAGGATAAAGCCTCTCACAAGAATCGACGTCACTAAGGACAATTCATTCACAAGAGAAGCGCAGCAGCAGGTAATCGACGGACTTCTCGACAAAGGCCTCATAGACCTTGAAGAGTGGACGGAGCTTGCTACTGATACCTCACCGGTTCCGAAACACGGACTGGAAATGATATTTGAAAGAAGAAAAGCAAACCAGAGTGTCCAGCCGATGCAACCTGCACCGGGCATCTAATTTCCTCTTTTTACTCAATATGGGGCGGGGCAACCCGCCCCGAGCCTCCGATTATTAAGACCGCACTGAAGCGGTCTTTTTAATAAATAACTAAATAAAAGAAAGGACGTTTTCAATGAGCGAATTTGAAACCGCAAGCGCAGAAATGTCGGAAGTCGCTGAACCGACCGAAGAAACAGGCGTAGAAGAGCCGGAAGTCGCCGAACCGGTGTCCGAAGAGGCCGTTGAGCCCGAAGAAACCGCAGACGTACCTGCGGTAGAGCATCAAAAGAACACTTCTGATGCTGCAATGGCTGAAATGCGCAGGCAGATGCAGCAGGCACAGCAGGAGGCAGACGATGCAAGAGCGCAGCTCGCAGAGCTGATCGCTCAACAGGAAGCGAGAGATGCCGCATTTTCACGGATAACAGGAAATGCAAGTGAGTATGCGGCGTTATCAGAGCTTTCCGGAATGTCGGAAGACGAAGTACGAGCCGAATATGAGGCCGCACAGGAAGCAGTCCAGAAGGATATGCAGATCCAGCAGCAGAATGAAAGGATTCAGCAGCTTGAAACACAGATAAACGAGATCGATGCCGAAAGAATGATGCAGGCCGATCTCCATGAGCTGCAGAAGATAGACCCTACCTTAAAGAGTCTTGACGAGCTGGGTGATTCATATCTGCACTATATCGTCGCAGGTCTTTCACCTGAAGACGCATATTGGGCAATAAAGGCAAGAGATGGGGCGAACCGAGCCACGCCGCCTAAACCGGCAGGCACAGTCGCTACCGGCTCTGCTGAAAAGGGCTATTTCACTGAGGCTGAAATCGATGCAATGTCTTCCGAACAACTAACAAGCAACTGGAAAAAGATTATGGCGTCGTGGGATAGGAATTCCAAGAAATAATCCTGTCCTGCGAAGCAGAATAGGAGACACATAATGGC